GATAATCGCAAGACCTTAGTTGACATTAGGAAAGACTAACATCCAAGGGATGTAAAACCCAGGAAGATCCTTTAAGGATAATCAACCGAAATTTGTTTAACAACTAACATAAGGAGATTTGATTATGTCAAGTCAAATTACTACCAGTTTTGTTGAACAGTATTCGGCAAACGTGTCGTTACTGGCGCAGCAAACTGGAACAAAGCTACGAAGCGCTGTAGATGTAGAATCTGTTAGAGGCAAATCCGCGTTCTTCGATCAAATCGGAGTAACTGCTGCTCAAGTAAGAACGAGCAGACACGCAGACACACCTCAAATAGACACTCCACACTCAAGACGTAGAGTATCTTTGGCAACTTATGAGTGGGCGGATCTTGTAGACGATGCGGATAAGGTAAGAATGCTTATCGATCCAACATCGACTTATGCAAGAGCTGCTGCTGGCGCTATGAACAGATCCATTGATGACGTAATTATTACGGCTATGAATGCTTCTGCAAATACTGGCGTGGCAGGTGGCACATCCACTGCTCTACCAAGCAGTCAAAAGACAGCTACGAGTGACCAGAGTGACGGTTTATCGGTGGCTAAATTGCGATCTGCTAAATACATCTTGGATAACAACGATATTGATCCTTCTTTGAAGAGATTTTTAGTTTGTGGTCCAAAACAAATTCAAGACTTACTTGCAATAACGGAAGTTACTTCAAGTGATTATGCCGTAGTGAAAGCATTAGCTACCGGTACGATCAATAGTTTCATGGGTTTTGAATTTATAATGTCAACAAGACTGAACAAAGACGCTACATATACAACTGATAGACTGGTTTTTGCATTTACAGAAGATGCAATCAAACTAGCTATGGGTAAAGATGTATCGGCAAAAATTTCAGAACGTGCCGACAAATCGTACAGTACACAAGTGTATTATTCGATGGATCTCGGAGCAACACGTATGGAAGAAGAAAAAGTTGTTCAGATACCTTGCAACGAGTAATAGGAATAGGAGATAAAATAACATGGGAACAAAAAACTCAGATCTAGTAGCAAATTTTGAAGCTACGCCTCAAGTTCTTACCAACTCTGCGCTTTTACACGGAGTAGTTCGTGTAGCACAAGGTACAATAGAACTTGCAGCAGGAGATAGTAATGATAACGATGTTGTTATGCTAGCACCAATTCCAAGTAATGCTACGATTTCACAATTATATGTGGGATCAGACACATTCGGGGGTTCGTGTACATTCAATGTTGGAATCTACAAATCTGATGGCACAGTAAAAGACGAAGATTATTTCGCAACTGCGGTAGCTGATGCTGGCGCAATGGCGGATGTTCGTTTTGAAGTTGCTGCCATCGATACTGCTGGAACACAACTGTATACGTCTGCTGGCGACAGCACAGATCCAGGAGGTTTCTACTATATTGCAGCTACAATGTACGCTGAAGGTGGAACTGCTGGTACGATGTCGTTTAACATTCTTTACACAGTAAACTAAACACTAAACAGATTAGGCGGGAGATTTCTCCCGCCTTCTCTCTCATCTTGACTAATTTGGTAAGAAATAATAAGGAATAGTATGGCTTCCGTAGTACAAATTTGTAATTCAGCTCTCAACCAATTAGGAGCAAGTTCAATAACCGCGCTAACAGATAATTCAAAAAATGCCAGACTTTGTAACGAACGATATTCAACAGTAAGAGACGCGGTATTCAGATCACATCCCTGGAATTGTTTAGTTAAACGGCAAACTTTAGCAGCCGATAGTGCAAGTCCCGATTGGGGATTTACTTATCAGTTTACTTTACCTGCTGATTGCCTGCGAGTTTTAGGCATTGATTCTTACGACAGCGATCACAAAATTGAAGGAAGAAAAGTTTTAATTAGTTCATCAGCAGTTAAACTCATTTATATTTCACAAGTAACCGATCCTAACGAAATGGATGTCTTATTAAGAGAAGTAATATCAGCAGCATTAGCCGCGGATATGGTTTATTCCATAACTGCCAATCCTCAAATGGCTAAACTTTTTCACGAAAAATACAAATTAAAATTATCTGAAGCAAGACACACAGATGCAGGAGAAGGCTATAATACAGATCCAACAGTCGCTCCGACAGATCAAATTGTAACAGAAGATTTTATCAAAAGCAGAATTTAATAAACATGGGAAAACAACTTTTATCAGTTCCCAGCTTTACAGCTGGGGAGCTGTCTCCGCGTATGGAAGGCAGAACAGACTTTGCAAAATATTTTAACGGATGTACGCGTCTGGAAAACTTTGTGGTTATGCCACATGGACCCGTAACAAGAAGACCTGGAACCTATCACGTTGCAGAGGTTAAAACGAGTGCCAACTCCACAAGACTCATTCCTTTCGAATTTTCAACAACTCAAACCTATATTCTGGAATTTGGTAATTTATATATAAGATTTTTTAAAGATAATGGTCAAATCACAGAAGGCGATAAAACCCTAACCGCTATTACCGCAGCTGATCCAGCTGTAGTTACTTCTTCTTCTCATGGTTATTCCGATGGAGATTTTGTTATTATTACCAGCGTTGTCGGTATGACACAGGTTAATAATAAAACTTTTAAAGTTTCAAGTAAAACTACAAACACTTTTGAACTGCAAGATGTCGATGGAAACGACATTGATTCATCCGGTTATACCGCCTATTCATCAGCCGGAACTGCCAACCGAATTTATCAAATCACAACCAGCTATACCGCGGCGCAACTTTTTGATATTAAATTTGCTCAATCCGCAGACACAATGTATATCTGCCACAATTCCCACGAAGTTTCAAAATTAGAAAGAACTGGACATACAAGCTGGACATTAACAGAAGTGGATTTCGCAGAAACTGGACCCTATATGGATGCCAATACGACTACCACTACTTTAACACCTGCTTCTGCTGGAACAGGAACTGGTGTCAATATAACTGCATCTGCCATAACAGGAATTAATGGTGGTGTGGGTTGGGCAACAACAGACGTTGGAAGAATTTTAAAATTTAATAGTGGCGAAGCAAAAATTACATCTCGTACTAATACGACAGTAGTCGTTGTTACTATTACCAAAGCATTTACAAATACGAATGCAACAGCATCTTTTCAACTGGGTTCCTTTTCAGATACTACCGGACACCCTTCGAGTGTTTCCTTTTTTGAACAGCGATTAGTTTTTACAGCAACAACCGATCAACCTCAAACTTTATTTTTTTCAAAGTCTGGAGACTATGAAAATATGACATCGGGGGATGATGCTGCGGATGCCATGGTTTATACCATTGCTTCAAACCAGGTTAATGTTATTAAATCTTTAAAGGCAACACGAACTTTAATTGTAATGACAACAGGAGGAGAATATGCGGTATCTTCGGGTTCAGCGCAGGATGCTATTACTCCAACCAATATTAATATTAGAAAACAATCTAGTTACGGAAGTGCGGGAGTCGATGCGCTATCGATTGGTAATGCCACCGTTTTTCTTCAAAGAGCGAAGAGAAAAATAAGAGAGCTAGCATATAATTTCGACACAGATGGTTATCAAGCTCCAGATATGACCATTTTATCGGAACACATATCGGACTCTGGTATTATTCAAATGGATTACCAACAGGAGCCTTATTCAGTAGTCTGGTGCGTCAGAACCGATGGAGTGCTAGCCGGTATGACGTACAATCGATTACAGAATGTTGTAGCCTGGCATCGACATATTTTTGGAGGAAAAGCTGATACCACAAAAAATATTATTCAGCAACAAATTAGTTTTACCTCTAATACTACAAACGTCAATACAACAACCAATATTATTACATTAACATCTCACGGATTATCTACTGGAGATCCCGTTTATTATTATGCAGGTTCAAATTTAATAGGAGGATTAAATAATTCATCCTTGTATTATATTATTGCTGCAAGCTCTAACACCATCAAACTTGCAACCACTTCTTCTAATGCCACAGCAGGAACGGCAATTAGTTTTACTTCCGCTCCCAGTTCCGATACGACACAATATATTTATCAAGGAATAAATATTCAAACCGATATGATTTATTCTTCGGCACACGGATTTAAAACGGGAGAAAAAGTTTATTATGATAATACCGGAACATCCATTACCGGATTATCAGAAAACACAAAATACAATGTAGGTAAAGTGGATGACAACCAATTTCAGCTTTATGCCAAGGAAGATCTATTAACTCCTGTTAGTTTAACCGCGGCTCACACTTCAGAACAAACCGATAATATTTTAAAACACGCAATAGTCGAGAGTGTAGCAATTATTAACGGCGATGCAGACGAAGATCAAGTATGGGTTATTGTTCAACGATGGATCAATGGAGCGGTCAGACGATATGTTGAATATTTTACTCCCTTTGATTTTAGTAAAGATTTAACTGCCTTTCATTATGTAGATTCTGGATTAAGCTATGATGGAGACTTAACAACTAGCATAACGGGTCTTGACCATTTGGAAGGCGAAACGGTTGCTGTCGTTGGAGACGGAGCTGCACAAGTTGATAAAACAATTTCAAGCGGAGCCATTACCATTGCTACTGCATCCGAGGAAGCAAAAGTTGGATTACTGTATTCATCAGATTTACAAACGATGAGACTGGATGAAGGCTACACCGAAACAACCCAAACCAAAACAAAACGTGTCTATGATTTATCGGTGCGTTTTCACGATACGGTTGGAGCAAGCGTTGGACCCGGCGTTGATGATTTAACTACGATTGATTTTAGAGATAGTTCAGCAAGCATGAATTTACCCATTCCTTTATTTACCGGAGACAAATTTATTGAATTTGATTCTGATTATGGAACCGAAGGATTGGTTTACATTCAACAACCCCAAGCCTTGCCTATGACTATATTGGGAATTTATCCTAGATTGGAAACAGAAAGTGTCAGTTAAAATTATACCTTTTGAAAATAAACACGCTGAATATATTTTAAGCCAAAACCTAAACAGCAAGTTTTTAGAATTAAGACCGGAGCATAAAAAATATGCCTATTTCTTAAAACAGTTTGGAATGTCGTTCACGGGTATTGTCAACAATATACCGATTGCGGCAGGAGGGGTTTTCCCCCTTTGGGATGGCGTTGCCGAGGGGTGGGTGCTTGGCACGGATCAGATGCACAAATATCCGATTACGATTGCGCGAGTGATTAAACATCGTACCGAGATAATGTGTAAAAATAATTTATTTAAAAGATTACAAACTTCTGTTAAAGCTGATTGTGAGATAGCCATTCGTTTTGCAAAATGGTTAGGTTTTAAACCCGAAGGATTAATGAAACATTATGGACCCGATGGTTCAGATTATTACAGATTTGCGAGGATTTTTTAAATGAGTTTTTTTGGAGATATATTTGCCGGTAATGCTGCGATGCAGGCAGCTAGTTATAATGCGTCTATTATTGAGCGAAATCTTATTATTAAAAAGCAAGAAGCCGAACAGATTATGTCTGTTCACGATAATTATAACTTACCTAGATTTGACGATTTTGTTGAACAGATTAGGGGTCAAACGCAAGTTGCCTATTTAAGTAAAGGCGTTACCCTTGAAGGAACTCCCGATGAAGTTTTATATTTACAGGAACTAGAATTACAAACCGACAGGGACATTATGACTTACAATGCCGAAAATGCCAGGGATCAAAAGTATAACGAAGCGATTATGATGCAGGCAGAAGCGGATATGCAAAGATGGAGAGGTAGAGTCGCGAAGAAAAGATCTTACTTTGAAGCGGGTCAAAGTTTATTAGAAACAGGATCAATGTTAGGAATGTATGGATAATGGCAATCAAATTATATAAATCACAACTCGAACCTACTGCGGTAAGTTCTGCGGTAGAAAGTAAAGCATTTGTTAGTATGGAGGAGGCTGCATCCATTGGCAAAGCCTGGAAGGGAATGGTTCGATCTGGAGAGAAACTTTATTACAAACATTTAGACAGGAAAACCGACAATGAAATTATGGAAAAATCTAAAGAAGTAATGAATGGAACCGATACTTACGATGGATTAAGCAAAACTAAAATTGATGCTTCGCAAATGAACGATCCCGATAAAGCTCTTAAACTTTATAATGATAGCTGGCAAACCGTTTTTGATACTGTCAATGTATCTTTATCCGGCAAGATGGCTCAAAGGAAATTTAAAAGCTGGATGACCATGCAGAATATTAAGGATGCCAATGCTATTAAAACGCAAGTAACAACCAATTTTATTGCGCATACCAGAACTTTAAATCTTGATAAAGTTGAAGTCTGGAAAAAACAAATTCTTTATGGAGGAGAATTAGAAAGAAACACAGCAGCAATCGAGTTGAAGTCTTATTTAGAATCTGCAAAAGCAAAAGAGATATTTGGAGAAAAATTAGATGACGTTAAAAAGAAAACTCGTAGGGATATAGCTTTCTATGGCTATAAAAATGTAGCTCCTGGAGATCAAGACGCAGCATTAGCCGCGGCTAAAAAAGATAAACGGTTAGAGGTTGATGATGTGCAAAAACTAATAATGTATTTTGATACAGCTAAATCCCAAAACAATCATTTAAACAAAGATAATGTTAAAAAGATGGAGACATCTTTAGAACACGGCATACCCATTAAAAAAGATGAGTTTGTGGCGGCAGCTAAAATAGCAACCGATAATAAAGATGCAACAACACTTATAAAATTAAAGAATATGCAGATTGATTCTGGAATTATTGATCGTTTAAAACCAATGTCAGTTGGCGATATTGAAAATAAAGTTAATATATTAAGATCTTATGCAACGAAAAAGAAATTAGAAGGTAAAGGCGTTGAATCTGAATATGCGAATGAGCTTATTGTTTCAGAAAAATATCTAGCTGCGCTTACATCTGATTTAGATAAAGACCAATTAACAACTGCAAAAGAAAGAGGCATTATAAGTTTGAGTGAGATTGGTTTTGAAAAATTACTCAATACTGGAAATGTAGATGAGTTTATTGTGGGTATTACAGATAGGATTGCCAAGTCTAAAGCTGTTGCAGGTTTTTATAAAAGAGATGTTAAATTCTTAACGGCTAATGAAGCAACGGCAATTAAAACGGCTTTTGATAGCGCTACAACAGAAGGTCAAATTATTGGTTTAGCGACCGCTCTGGTTAAAGGCTTTGGTGTGGACTCTGATACCTTATTCAAACAAATTTCTAAAGACGATACCTTCCTGGCTCACGTTGGCGGCTTGGTAATGATGAGCAACGGAGAACCTGGAATGAATGTTAAACTGGCGGTTAAAGGTTATCTGCTTTCTAAAAATAAAGATCTGGCTGCGGTTTATAAAATGAAAAAAACTGATACAAAATTATTGGCTATTATTGCAGATAAAGATTACCAGCAAGCCTT